ACCACCAAGAGTGGCGTCGAGCTCACGGACCTGCAAGTCAAGCACCGCGACGCTTTCCTGGACTATGTGCGCCGCGGAGTCGACGCTGGCCTTCTGGACAACGAGGTCAAGGCGCTGTCCGTCGGCACCAATCCGGATGGCGGCTATCTCGTTCCTGTGGAAGCAGAGCTCGCGATGGACCGACTTCTCTCAGAAGCATCGCCGATGCGTTCTGTCTGCACTGTGCGCCAGGTGAGCACTGCGATATTCAAGAAGCCTTTCAATCTGGGAGGAGCGGCCAGCGGCTGGGTGGGCGAGCAGTCGTCCAGGCCGGTGACTGACACGCCAGTTCTCGATGAACTGAACTTTCCTGTGATGGAGCTCTATGCGTTCCCTCTCGCCACTCAGTCCATTCTCGATGACAGCGCCGTGAACATCGAGCAGTGGCTCGCCGATGAGGTCAACGTGACCTTCGCCGAGCAGGAGTCTGATGCGTTCATCAACGGCAATGGCGTGAACAAGCCGCATGGCATCCTTCAGGCTCCCACCGTCGCCAACGCTTCGTGGACCTGGGGCAAGCTGGGCTTTGTCGTTTCCGGAGCTTCTGGCGCCTTTGTCGCTGCGCCCAACGGCGGTGACTGCCTGATTGACCTCGTCTACTCGCTGAAGGCGGGCTTCCGTTCGGGCGCTCGCTTTATGATGAACCGCACCACCATGTCTGAGGTCCGCAAGCTCAAGGACACTGATGGCGCCTACCTGTGGCAGCCTGGCATCACTGCCGGCCAGCCCAGCACGATCCTCGGCTTCCCAACCATCGAAGCTGAGGAAATGCCCGACACTGATCCCGATGCGTTTGCTATCGCCTTCGGCGACTTCCGCCGTGGCTATCTGATCGTCGACCGGATCGGCGTGCGCGTGCTGCGTGACGCTTTCACCCAGAAGCCCTATGTCGGGTTCTACACGACGAAGCGCGTAGGCGGGGGCATCCAGAACTACGAAGCGATCAAGCTTCTCAAGTTCTCCACCTGAACTTGAAGGAGCTTCGGCTCCTTCTTCACTCAATGATCGAAAGCAAACGAGGTAGACCATGAAGTTCGATCTTGTCAACGGTTTTAACCCCAGCATTGCGCTGGCGCCTTTGGCCACAGCTCTCAACGACAACACCCAGCAGGTCACGACGACTCTGGACCTTCAGGGCTCTCACGCCGCTACTCTGTTCTTGCTCACTGGCACGCTCGCCGACGCTGGAGCTGAGTTCGTGACCACGCTCTACGAAGGCAACGCTGCTAACATGAGCGACGAGGCTGCGGTAGCCGACGCCGACCTGATCGGCACGGAAGAACTGGCATCGTTCAACCAGTCGGCGGACAACAAGGCCTTCAAGCTCGGTTACAAGGGCAACAAGCGGTATATCCGTGCGAAGATCACCGTGACCAACAATGCTAGCGCAGCGCCGCTCGCCGGCATGTGGCTCACGAAGACTGATCGCGCCGGCGCCGCTGCTAACCCGCCGGCGTGACTGAACTTCTGACAGGGAGGTGGGGATGCGAGGGATCGTGTCCCTACTTTAGGATGGCCCATGGCGAAGTACGCTCAGCTAACCAATCCTTCATTCGAGCCGATCACTCTGGCTGGAGTCAAGGCGCACCTCAGGCTCGACACAACAGCGGATGACACGCTCATCGAGAGCACGATCATTCCGGGTGTGCGAGATTTCGCTGAGCGCCATACGGGCACAGTCATCCCACTCCGTACCTTCCGCGCTATCTTCGACACGGTGAACAAGGCCCGCTTTAGCCCCGAACTGTTCGAGTGGTGGGATGGCGTGCGCGAAGGTGCAATCGTGTCCACAGATATGTTGCGTGAGCTTGAGCTTCCTCTGCCTCCGCTCGTGAGCATTGAGTCCGTGACGACGACAAACTCGGCGGGAGAGACGTCTGCTTATGCGTCAGAGAACTATTATGCTGACATTTACAGCGAGCCGGGCAAGCTGATCTTGAAGCAAGGTAGGTTCTGGCCAAGCGACTTGAGAAAAGACAACTGCGTCACTGTCGACTTTACAGCGGGTTACGCTAATGGCTCAATCCCGCCCATGCTCAAGATCGCTCTGATGCAGATTGCGGCGCACTGGTACGAGAACCGCGAGCTGTTCGAAGTTGGCACGATCTTAGCCAGGGTGCCTGTGTCTGCCTTGTCGATCCTCGACAGGTTCAAGGTCAGGAGGCTGTAGCTATGGGTAGCGGGCCTACTCGTCGACCACACCTCATCGGAAGGATGCGTGATAGGATCACGCTGAAAGTGATTGCGCGCACGGCTGACGACATTGGCGGCTTTTCTCGCGCCGATACTATGGGGGATGAGCTATACGCCTATGTGACGCCTGCAGGCGCGCGTGAAGTCTGGAGGTATCAGCAGATAGACAAGCGCGTCGACTACACGGTCTTCTTGCGGTACCGCTCAGACATTGTTCGCGGCATGACGATCCTGTGGAATGGCTTAGAGCTTTACGTCATCGGGGCCCAGGAAACTGACCACAGGAAGAACTACATGCAACTCGATTGCGTTGTAGGAGCTCCGTTATGAGGCTAGAAATCAGAGTCGACTCTACTGTACTCAAGGAGATCGAAGATCAGATCTCAGGTAGCGAAGGACAGAGCCGCGTGATGACTGCGCTTCGCGCAGGCGCGTTTCTCGTTCAGTCGACAGCCCAGAGAAAGATACTGAGCGGGCCGAAGTCAGGCCGTTTCTACAAGTCTGGCAAGAAAGGTACCCATCGCGCATCTGCTCCGGGCGAAGCGCCAGCAAACGACACTGGAACGCTAGTGCGCGGCATCAACATCCAGCCAGGTGACGAGCCTCTCAGCTATGACGTAAACTCGTTAGCAGACTATGCAGGCTATCTGGAGAATGGCACGAGCAAGATGGCGCCTCGTCCATATCTCATGCCAAGCGCTCGTGAGAGCGCTGACAAGATCGCCGAGCTGATCGCTGATGCGTTGAGAGTTGGATGAGATGACCGCGACCACAGAATTGCAGGCTTACGTCCGGGCAACTCTCCTCGCAGACGCGCCGCTCGTCGCGTTGTGCGGAGGGACATTGCGCTTCTTCGATCACGTCTCTGATGAGGCTGCGTTTCCGTACGTCTTCTATGAGGCTGGCGATACGGCCGAGTGGGACACGTCGACTGAGGATGGTTGGGAGACTCGTCCTCGCATCCACGTCTTCAGCGACGCTGAGAGCAGCAAGCCGGCAAGACTAATCAGCGGGAGGATCGAAGAGCTCCTTCACGATACTGCGCCTTTTGTGCTCACGAATTGCCGAGTGGTGCTGTTGCGCCGTGAGGGATATTCGTGCATCCGTGAACCTGACGGCCAGGTCTGGCACAGCCTGACGTCCTTCAGAGCCTTGCTAGAGGAGACTTAGATTATGGCTGGGCAGCTCGGAAAAGACGTCCTTGTCAAGATTGACATTGCTGGCGTGTTCACCACCATCGGCGGCGGCCGTACGAAGACGCTGACGCTCGACCAGGAGACCATCGACATAACCGACCAGGATAGCGCTGGCGGCTGGCGTGAGATCCTGCAGGGAGGCGCCGGCGTCCGCTCGGCGACCATCGAGCTCGAGGGCGTGTTCAAGGACAGCGCGGCGGAAGCTGCAGTGCTCACTTCCTGGACAGCGGGCACAACGCCCGACTACCAGTTCATCATGCCGAGCTTCGGTACGTTTGAGGGCGCGTTCTTGTGCACCCAGATCGAGTACTCCGGCGAGTACAACAATGCTGCCATGTACAAGATGACGTTTGAGAACGCCTCGGACCTCACCTTCACCGCAGCCTGATCGCTGCACCTGTGGTTGAGCGGTTGTTGAGAGGAAGAGGAGATGACCAAAGACAAGAACGCTACCCCTGACGTCTGCACTGTGAGGATTGATGGCGAAGACTACGCACTCCGCATCACGCTTGGGGGCCTCGCGGCTCTCGAGCGCAAGCTTGGCGTGAAGAACATCAAGGAACTTGGCCAGCGTCTTGAAGACCCTAGCATGGGCGATATTCTCGAGGTGGCTCTTGTCGCTATCCGCTGTGGTGGCGAGCAAGTTCCTGATGATTTCTTCATGACCGCTGAGTGTGACATGAGCGAGTTGTCCAAGGCCATCGGCGAAGCGCTGAAGCGCACCATGACTGGAAACTCGAAGCCGTCAAGGGGAAACGTAAAAGCGGCGTAGCTGAAGATGACGCGACTCCGTGGTCTAATTGGTACGGACTCGCCACAGTCGAACTTAAGTGGAAGCCGAAGCGCTTCTGGTCTACGCCGCTTTACGAATGGGCCTTGACAGTTGAGTACCTGAACGCGAAGAACATGGACAGTGACCCGATGACCATGGACAGGATCGAGGAACTGCATGAGCAGTACCCTGACACTCCCAACCTGAGGAGGAAGAAGTCCGATGGCTGAGGAGCGTACAGTCTGGGTCCGTATCAAGGCGGTCTTCGACGATTTCGCCAGAGGCTTCAAAGAGGGCATGGCGGATGCTGAGAGGGCGTCTGCTAAAGCTTCTAGCGCCATCGTCAAGGACTGGTCTGACGTCGAGAAGAAGATACAGGCGTTTGGCAACCGCGTCCGCAATATCGGCCTGGGAATGTCGGCCTCCCTGACAGCGCCGCTGACCTTGTTCGCTAAGCAGTCAGTTGGTGACTTTGCTGAGGCCGCTCGCGCTGTCGCTGATGTTGAGGCTGCGCTGAAGTCGACTGGCAACACGGCAGGCAAGACGAGCGAGGAGCTGCAGAAGTTCGCCTCGGACGCTCAGTTCAGGACGCTCTATCAGGATGAGGAGATCCTGAAGTCTCTTACTGCTAACCTGCTGACTTTCAAGAACGTCTCAGGCGATACGTTCGACCGCGCTCAGTCTGCAGCTCTTGACATGAGCGCGCGCCTTGGCCAGGACTTGCAATCCTCAGCGATCCAGCTAGGCAAGGCGCTCAATGATCCTGTGGCCGGCCTCGCTGCTCTAAGCCGTGTCGGTATCCAGTTCACTGACGCTCAAGAGGAGATGATAAAGGGGCTAGTCAAATCCGGCGACTTGCTGAAGGCCCAGGGTATGATCTTGGACGAGGTCGAGTCTCAGTTCAAGGGCGCAGCGGAAGCACAAGCCAACGCCGGTGGGCTCGGCGGAGTCAACGAGTTCAACAAGCAGCTCAGTGAAATCCGCGAGACTATTGGGGGCCTCATCGTTGAAATCGGCGCGCCTTTCCTCGAGATGCTCAATGGCTGGCTTGAGGCGTTCCGTGGGCTCGCTCCTGAGACACAGAGGATGATTGTCATAGGAGCTAGCATTGCCGCCGTGCTGGGTCCTGTTCTGGCGATCCTAGGACCTATCATCAGCGCTTTCGCTGCGCTCGCGCCTATGATCGCTGCTCTTGCTTCGCCCATTGGCGTCTTTATCGCTGCTGTTGCCGCTGTCAGTGTTGCGCTCGACGCTATGGGCGTGACTTTCGAGCAGCAGTGGAATGCTGTCGTCGCTCTGTTCAATGGCATCGTAGACCAGCTCAGGCTTGGCGTCCGCCTTATCTCTCAGCTTTTCACCGGCGACCTCTCTGGCGTACTGCAGACAATGAAAGAGATGTGGGTCAATCTCTGGCAGACAATAGCTAACGTTCTGGACGCACTCTTCCCGGGCCTTACCGAAACGATCAGCGCTTGGGCTAGAGGTATTCTGACGCTAATCCAGGAAGCCTGGGAGGGACTGGTTGAGTTCGTCAAGACGACATGGACAGCTGTCTCGACCTCAGTCACGACGGCCACAACTACGATCATCACCGCTATCCGAGACATGGAAACTATGGCGCTCGAGGCGGTCATGGCGATGGTGAACGGGATCAAAGACTGGATTGGTGCGAAGCTCAATGCTGTATGGGAGACAGCCAAGGCTGGCATTGATAGCGTCAAGGGCGCGTTCCAGGGGCTCTATCAAGCCGTTGTCGGCGGGTCGTATATTCCCGACATGGTCACTGAGATCGGGCAACATATGGCGACGCTGGATGAGAACCTAGTCAAGCCCGCCGAAGCAGCGACTAAGGAAGTCGCTTCGCTGTTTCAGGGACTAGCTGGCACTGTCAAGTCGTACATCTCTGAGTTCATCAAGACGGGCAAGTTCGACCTTGAACGCTTTATAGCAGACATTTCGTCTAAGCTTATCGACTGGGGACTTGATACGATCTTCAAGAACTTGTTCGGTGGCTTAGGTGGGGGCGGCGGGTTGCTTGGGGGCCTCTTTGCAAAAGGAGGCAACCCGCCGTTGAACAAGCCTAGCATTGTCGGCGAGAACGGTCCTGAGCTGTTCATCCCGAAGGTGCGCGGCACAATCGTAAGCAACCGGCATAGCGTGGAAGCGATGAAGGCGGCGAGCAATAACAAAGTCATACCAATCACGCGCGGCAGTGTTGTCCAGAACATCAATGTCTACGCTCGAGATGTGGACAGCTTCCGCTCGACTGAGAACAGCCTAGGCCGTAAGCTGAGGCGTAACATAGAGATTGGGCAGAGGGCGTCATGACCACACTGTCTGCGATCTTCCCGACTGGTATTGGCTTCGGTTCGTCGGCTATCTCTCAGTGGAACAAGCGACGTGTAGCGACTCCTTCTGGCTATGTACAGTCTAACCAACTTTTCAACAAGGCGTTGATGAGGTACGACGTGGCTTCTGGCGTCAAGTCGCTAGACGACTGCCACGAGCTAGTGCGCTTCTTCAACGTGATGCAGGTCAACGATGCGGTAGTTCTGTTCCTAGACAAGACGGACTTCAAGTCATGCGCTCCGCTGCAGACAGCAGCGTTTGGAGACAGCGTGATTGGCGTAGGCGATGGCGTGACTACTGTCTTTCAGGTAAAGAAGCGCTACAGCGCAGGCGGCCTGAATTATGATCGCAAGATCACCCGTCTTATAGCTGGCACAGTCAAGTCGGGTGTGAACGGAGTAGAGAAGGCTATTGGCACAGATTGGACTGTCAACATCAATACTGGGCTACTAACCTATGCCGTTGCTCCTCCTAACGGTCATCAGGTGACAGCTGGGTTCCACTTCTACGTTCCTGTGGACTTCGTCGACTCTTCGCTTGACTGGGTTCTGGACAAGTTCAAGTCCGGCACATTGGATGGCATCATCCTCGAGGAGGTCGTGGAATGAGGACGATTCCGGCCAATCTGCTGACTATGCTCCAATCGCGGCGCATGTTTCGCGCAACGCTTGTCCAGGTCGAGTTCCCAAACACAACGAAGTCAGGAGTCACTCGCTTAGGCTTCACCAACCATAACGTCGAGCTGACGCGCACCTTGTACTTGGCGCCTGTGACATTCAATCCTCGCTTCATCGTGCAGGAGGCAAGCTATAACTCGAAGCTCAACACGGCTATTGATGACACTGAGCTGCACCTGAAGATCGACGACTCGATAGTCAACTGGTTCGACATTCGCACACGCGCATGGCACAACGCCGAGGTCCGAGTAGGATACTGCTCGTGGAAAGACGCTGCTGCTGGGGCTTATATCCAAGCCGTCTATGTCGTCTCCAATGCAAAAGCCGAGAATGGTGTACTCAAGCTCGAGCTTCGCGGCAAGGAGCGGCTGCTGGAAATGCCGATCACGAAGCGGCTGACAGCGAACTGCCAACACACTTTCGCTAATGCGCGATGCGGTTACAATCTCAATCCTCCAAGCTGGGTTGCGTCGACTGTCTATGCTCTGAGCGTTGCGAAGGACCACAAGGCTAAGTCGATTGTCAAGCCGACGACTCCCAACGGCTTTTGGTATGAAGCGACAGTCGGTGGGACAAGCGGTGTCACAGAACCGGCCTGGCCTGTAGTCCTTGGAGGTATAGTTGCTGATGGTACTGTGAACTGGAAAGCGATTCGCGCTGGCCGCATGGTCGGCACCGTGACAGCAGTCACGGACAGGCGCACTTTTGCGGCATCAGGCATCTCTCTCGCTAACGATTGGTTCGCTAAAGGACGCGTGATGTGGCTGACAGGAAACAACGCCACTCTCAGAATGAAGGTCTACAGCGACGATGGCGCTGGCAATCTCGTGCTTGAGGATGAAGCCTACGAGAACATAGTCGTTGGAGACACGTTTCTGATTGACGCAGGTTGCCGCAAGCGCATCGTCGAGGACTGCACTGAGAAGTTCGACAACACAAAGAACGCTTGGGCGTTTCCCCACCTGGTGACTGAGAATGCAATGGTCAAGACCCCGAAGGGATGAGTTTGTCGCCGCAGCGCGTGAACTGATCGGCGTTCCCTGGGTTCACATGGGAAGAGGCAAGCTCGGAGTCGATTGCGTTGGGCTCATTCTCTACTCAGGCAAGCGAGTCGGGCTATACGCCGAGGACTATGTTGTTCCTGCGTACTCTCAAGCGCCGAACCGGGCGAAGATGCTGAAGCACCTGCAGCGTATCGCAATCAGGTCTATGTCTCGCGAGTATGGCAACATAGTCGTCTTTATCCGCCAGGATCTCGCTCATGTCGGGATCATCACTGACCATGGCAACATGATACACGCCGACCAGGCGTTTAAGAAAGTGCAAGAAGTACCTTTCTCCAAGCCCTGGATCGACTATCCACATTCTTACTGGGAGCTGAAAGATGGGTAACCTGCTAGGAGGACCGCTTGGCGGCTTTGTATCGCTAGGCGTCGGTATCCTGCTTCAGTTCCTGTTCCCTCAGAAGGTCGAGGGCCCCCGTCAGGACAACACGAAAGCCACGACTAACAAGTTCGGCGACCCAATCGGGCATACCCATGGCACCGTCAGGATCGCAGGCTCGTATATCTGGCTCGAAGGCGACAAGATCAAGGAGAAAAAGCGCACCTATCGCGCTGGCAAAGGTGGTCCTATCGTCACAGAGTACAGCTATGTATCGACAAGCATGGCGATCTTCGACTGGACCGGGCCTGTCGCTGCTATCTCGCGCGTCTGGATCGACGACGAGCTAGCCTATGACAACACCACAGAAGCCCTCCAGAACGTCCTCAATGTCGTATCGGGCAAGGGCTTTGGCAAGTGGGAAGGCGTCGACTTCACGTTCTACTTGGGCACTGAGGATCAAGAGCCGGATGCGCGTCTTGTCGCCGACAAGGGAGCGAGCGCAGCCAGCGCTTATCGGGGAATTGTTGGCGTGGTCATGGCTAACTTGAACCATGAAGAGATCGGCATCCGTATGCCGAACATCGAGATAGAGGTCGTTCGCAATCCTTCTTACTCGTACCTTTCCAAGCTGCTCACTAACAACGACTATCCGTCGGGCCATAACAAAAGCGGCTTCATCGACCCAGTGAACTTAGTTGCCGTGTTCTATGACCGATCCCTGTCTGGCCCCACAGTCAACAAGGCTTGGGCCTATGATCTCTCGAATGGCAAGCTTCTGTGGTCGAAGAAGATCATCTATTCTTCAGGGCTGACAGGAATTGATGGGGATCCATATTTCGACCTCAATGGCGTTGTCTGGTTCAGCGACCGTATTGGACAGGCTGACGCTTATGACTTGTTCACCGGCGCAAGGCTCGCTACTTATGACTTCGACCACGGCTGGCCAGCAATCAACCAGGAGAACTATAACCGGGTCGTCAAAGGCAGTAACGGCTTTACCTACGGCGCGTTCTTCCGTGGTACGAGAGTCGAGTTCCGGAACACCCTGACAGCAGGCGGCCACGTCTGGACAGTGCGTGCGACAGTGAACGCTGGCGTAGACTCCGGCACCTCTACGAAAGGCGCTGTTCTGAAGTATGACGAAGACGCGGATCAGATGTTCTTCTATATCATCACGAACTACATGCTCTACCGTGTCTCCGAGACTGCTGTGACCTCAGTCAACAACAACACGCTGCATGGCTCAGGTATCCAGGGAACGCTGGTCTACTGCTTGAACGATGACTCTCTTCTTATCCGTTCGACTAATGGGCTGTTCAAGTATGACGCCGATACGCTGGCGCTTATCGCTAGCACTTCGAGCTATGCTTCAGGATCGCGCAATAGTGCAGCAGAGCATGTCAATACGGACAAGAATGGCGTCTACTGGTTCTCATATGACTCTGGAGGCTCTACCTATATTGTCAAGTTCGACGCTGTGAACTTCGTTGTGCTCGAGCAGTTTGGTCCGACCTCGTACACTGGCAGCAATATCAGCAACCGCTTGGCCTACGTCGAAGGAATGAGTGGCTTTCTCGCTCTGCGTGGCTCTTCGGCTAAGTGGTATGTCGACTTTCTTCCTACAGTAACCCGTGGCATGATTCCGCTAGCCAATATTCTCGAAGCTGAGTGCGCGCTTGCAGGCCTTACAGTCGACGTCTCCAACGTCACGAAGATGGCTCGTGGTTACGCTGTCAAGGATGACTCAACGCCTCGAGGAGTGATCGAAGACTTGTGCCGGCTGTATGGAATTGACCACTGCCAGGTTGACGGAGTCTATACGTTCTTTGAGCGAGACAACGTAGTAGACCTTGTAGTAGACGAGGATCATGTCGGGGCTGAGTTCAAAGACGATGGCTACCCACAAAGTCGAGTGAGCGAGCTTATTGCAGACGTGATGGATCTTCCCAACGCCTTCACTTACAGCTATCTTGCCTGGGACGCTCAGTACCGGAAAGGATCACAGAGGATCGACATGCCTCTGGACAGCACTGAGTCGCTGTCTGAGGGTACTGCGACGACAAACGCCGCCCTGAGCGACACAGAAGGAGCGCGAGCGGCAGACATTCTCTTGCGCGAGAGTCGTGAAGTTCCCGACGAGTACACGTTCAACCTGCCTCCTAGGTACGCGCGAGCGCATCCTGGAGATGTGCTGTTGCTGCCGCTTGAGGGAAACAAGACGCTCCGTGTCGTCATCAACGAGATAGAAGACGATCTAGTTATCAAGGTTAAAGCTCACAAGCGCACTATTGACTATTCGTCGGACGCCATTGGTGTAGCAACGCCTGATATTGGAGGCACGAAGCTCAATAGTTCAGTTGCGTACTTCTTGCCTATGGATATGAACATGATCCGGGACAATGACATAGACAACACGTCAGGCTTCTACTTCTTGACATACTACAGAGGCACCCAGGAGCCTTCGAGCGTAAGCGTGTATCGCTCGCTCGACGGAGGCAACGCTTACGAGGGCTGGGCGTCACTAAGCGCGTCTACGTCTGTTGGTCTTGTTCTAACCGAACTGCCGGGCGTGCTATCTCCTTATGTGACCTACCCGACTGCCCACTTCGATTTCAGGCTGTATGGAGGAGATGTGCCCGCATCAGTGACTAATGACGAATGGCTAGATGGGACGCTGCTCTGCGCTGTCGAGACAACTGCCGACGGGGTAGATAGCGAATGGGAAGTCATCAGCGTTCTGACGATCACAGACAATGGTGATGGTTCGCACCGAGCCACAGGATTGATCCGCGGCTTCAGAGGCACAGAGAACATGATCGGACTCCATGAGACTGGTAACCGCGTTGTCTGGCTTAACGCCGAGACAATGGCGAGAACATCGTCAGGCGCAGTCGATGCGCTCCAGATGTTTGTACCTGTAGCGTCTGGCAAGCTGTTCGACTCCACTAAAGCTATCAGCTTTACTAATCGAGGGGCTTCGCTGAAGCCTTTCCGCCCTGTGGACATAAAGGGAGTGCGTGACACGGGAAACACCGAAAGCCTCACAGTTACATGGCAGCGCCAATCGCGGTATAATTATCAATGGCTAGATGGCACTGAGGCCGTGCCGCTGAACGAAACTTCCGAGGAGTACGAAGCAGAGATCTACTCGGGTGTTACACTGTTGAGGACAAAGCTCGCTTTGTCTTCGCCGACTTTCACCTACACACTATCGGAGTATGCGATGGATGTAGGAGGATCGCCGACAGTCATTCCTGAGGTCCGAGTCGTGATCTATCAGATAAGCCAAGAACTAACCCATGACAACGGACGCGGTTATCCTGGAGAAGCAACACTATGACTACCACTCCTATTCTGAACATCACTCACGTTGCCGCAGCGCAGAACAACAAGTATCTGACTATCAACAATGCGCTCAATGCTGTAGAGGCAGGTATCCTCGCCAACGCAGACGTAGTCTGCACAGCAGGCGGCAACGTAGCTGTGGCTGCCGCTGTCCTTCGTGCAAATGGTTTGCTCTACCTTACAGGCACACCTGCCAGCGCGTTCAACCTTGACCTGGGCGCAGTAGACAGGTGGATACTGATCTTCAACGACAGTGGTCAGACAGCAACGATCCGAGCGGGCACATTCTCGACGACTCAGACGCTCGCCAACGATACTATGGGCCTTTTCGTGATCGACGGGAACCACGTCTATACTCTGGCTTCATCGGGCGGGTCATACTCGGACGAGAGTGCGCGCGACGCTATTGCTGCTATGATCGCAGCAGGCAACCAGTCTGGCCTTACTGTTGTCCATGACGATCCGGCGAACAGCTTGAGCTTCACAGTCCAGAGCAACAATGATTTCCACGAGAGTGTTCGAGTCGCTACGACAACAGCAGATGGCGATATCACTCTGTCCGGAGAGTACACTCTTCAAGGCATTGCTCTTGTTGATGGCGACCGAGTGCTAGCTACTGATCAGACAGTAGCAGCAGATAACCGCGTCTGGGTTGTGCGCCCAGACGATTGGGACATTGCCGATGGATGGGATACTATCGACACAGTCGCGCCTGGGACAATCGTTCCTGTGGACGAAGGAAACAACGGCGGCAAGCTCTTTCAGCTCTTGACTACTGGCGCTATCGTCCTCGGCACTACTGATCTCAACTGGGACGTCGATGCTACGACAGTTGCAGCTGACTACGTCAACAAGAACGTCAGAGCTTCAGCTTACACTATTCTGTCCAGCGACAGGTTCAAATGGATTTATCTGACGCGCAATGCCGCTCAGACGATCACGCTCGAAGAGTACGCAGTTCAGCCGATGGCTAACGGCTCGTCTTTCGTTGTTCAGTGGGTAGGTGGTAACGATGTAGCTAAAACCATCGCGGCAGATTCTGCCGTCACGCTCAACGGTACACTAGGGGGCTCTATCACTATCGCCAATCGTTATGACGCTTGGCTATTCAAGCAGAAGTCGCGGAACGTATGGGTCGCAGTTCCTTGGACAACGTCTGGGGGTGGTCTCACACAAGAAAACGTTGAGGACTATGTTGCTGCGATGATCCAGGATGGTGCCGGTATCACCTGGAGTTACAACGACGGCAGTGGTCAACTTACACCAACAGTCACTATCACTCAGTACACCGATGAGCAAGCGCAGGATGCGGTTGCGGCCATGATCCAGAACGGAACTGGAATCACATGGTCGTATGACGATAACGCAAACACCTTGACTCCGACTGTTTCGGGTACATCTGCAATCATCTCTGATTTCACTGAGGCGGTCCAAGACGTTGTGGGGGCTTTTTCAGTCGGAGGTACAGGAATCACTGTCACTTACGATGACAATGCCAATACCCTTACGTTTGCTTCGACCATTATCCAATATACCGATGAGCAAGCGCAGGATGCGGTTGCATCTGCATTGGCTAACGGCAGGCATGTCGGCGTCACCCCCGTCTACGATGACCCGAACAA